TGGGACGACCTTAAACGTTACCTTGGTTTGAAGAATGGTGGTTCAACTGATGTAAAAGTTGACGTGAAAGAAAATAAGACAATCACGGAAACTTACAAAGGCGGTGGTTCAGGCCTTCCAAGTATCAAAAAGGGCGGCGGCAAGAAAGGTGGTTCAAAGAAGGGCGGTTCAAAGAAAACGGAAATTGCACCCCCTGAAATTGGGTCATTAAGGCACTACGAGAACAAGCTACATCAAATTAACAAGGAACTTTCAGATACAAACGTTTCAAGTGGTCGTTTATATCAATTGAAACAAGAGGCTTTTATCGTTACTGAAATGATAGAGAAATTGAAACGCCGCAATAAATTATTTGATGAGAAGCCAAAACACAGCACCCAAAAAGCAACCATTGAGAAAGGTTCAATTCAAGAGATAAGTGACCTTATCAGTTCCAAGGAATCAGCAATTAAGAATTTGCGTGTTGGTTCTGATTCTTTCAATCTACTCAGAGATGAAATCGAGAAGTTGAAAGCCGATAAAGAATTGCTTGAATTGAGCTTACACCCCAAGGTAGATGAGAACTCAATGCCCGCTCTTCTTGGCAGTTTACAGAAGGTTCAGGAGCAAATAAATGGCCTGAAAACGTCTATCAGTGTAACAACAGACAAGACAGAATTAGATTCACTCTCAGAACAATTAAAATTCTTGACCGATAAGGAACACAAGATACAATTAGAAATCGACGAGAAGAGACAAGGAAACATCAAAAACGCAATAGAAGAAATAAATCAAGAGTTTGAGAACTTGACTTATATCACTAATAATGTTGGTTCAATTTTCTCAAATCTTGGACGAGTTACAAACGACACTTTCTTATCAATGGTCGGGGCTGTTAGTAGTGGTATATCTCAAATGCTTCCACAAATTAGAACCTTAATTGAAGCACAGAAAGCACAAGCACTTGGAGGTATTATCAGTTCCAATGCCAATTTAGGATTGCTCTCATTTGGTTTAATAGCAAGTGGTGTGGCATTGGTGACGAGCTTATTTGATAGCTTACCTAAGTTTGAGCGCGGCGGCATAGTTGGCTCAGTTGTGGGCGGCAATTCATTTCATGGGGATAAGATATTAGCAAGGCTCAATTCAGGCGAGCTTGTACTAAATAAAAATCAGCAAACTCGCTTATATAATACACTCCAACAAGGACACACAAGCAGCGCCCCAATGGGTGGAGCTGTTCAATTTAAGATTAGCGGCCGTGATTTAGTGGGGGTGCTTTCAACACATCAAAAAATAACAAGTAGAGTATTATAGCAATGTACAAGTATGGTTTTTTCCGTGATATAGAAGATAACCTTTATAAGGTCATTATTATCACTGAATATCAACACTATAAGAACAATTTGGGAAAGGGGCAAGGGGAGGAAATAACTCTTCTTGCTAATCCAATTGAAATTCAATATGAAGGTGCAGATGATGTATTTGCGCCTTATCGTTGTTCAACTATGACCGTCCGCTTTTTGCAAGAGAATTTTGATGAAGCATTAAACAACACCTTGGGTAATAATGTGTTTGTTTCATTGCAACGAGAAGAGAAGGGCAAATATAAAACAATATGGCAAGGTTTCAGCACTCCTCAAACATATAATCAGCCGTTTATAAATGTCGTTGGAGATGAATTTGAATTGGAATGCCAAGACGCACTTTCTACATTGAAGTATTGCTACTTTCAGAGGCAGCACACCAACAAACACTTGACCATAAAAGATTATATTCAACTTGCTTTTCTTCAATTGAACGGCCTTTTCAAAATGTGCATATATCCCACCACACCCAATAACTTTTTGGATATGTGCATTCCACAAGAGAATTGGTTTAACGAGGACAATGAACCGACGTCTTGGCTTCAAATCCTTGAAGAGATTTGCAAGTACCTTGGTTTCACCTTAACAACAGAAGGGCAAGACGTTCTATTATTAGACCCACATTCAACGCAATACAACCTTTTTGAACTTCAATCAGGTAGAAAATTTCCAAGTGTCAGAATAATAGAAGAAATCACCTTAAATAGGGACGATGTTAGTTCAAATGATTGCAATATATCGTTGCTCCCAAGTTATAACAAGGTATCATTGACGGCAAAGCATTACCCCGTTGAGAAGAAGATACAAAAGTATGAGGACATGGAATTGGAGCATTGTTCAGGATATGGAGAAAAGGGGCAATATGGAGCAAGTATGTGGAATATCTCGAGTGGTGAAGATAGTGAACACGTGCAGCACTTCAAAGTGGGTAATAAACAGATTGGGGATTTCAACACCTTCATCAGATACAACCACTTTAATTCCTATGAAGATTTTACATTCTATTCTCACAAGAAGGATATTAAAGGTGAGGTTTCAGAAGAGCAGCCAACAGTAAATGAAGCGGTTTGTGACAAGAGTTTTTTATACTCACACAACGTTTCAGCGCCGATTGAATATGATGTTCAAGACATAAAAAAAGGGGAATGGGACGCACCCGTGAAATCTATATCATTGAAAAAGGCCTTTGTATTCCACACAGCATTCACCAATCGCCAAAACAAAGAATTATTTCTCGACACCTATATAACAAAAGACGATTGGAAGGCAATAAACCAAACTATAAATCAAGTGGTATTTTCTCATCGCATTGCACGCGTTACAACAAATGACAATATACACGGCAATATAGTAAACGTCAATTTCAATTATAGTTGTTATTGGGGGTCTTACATGCCATGCAAGAAGCTACAAAGAAATGATTATCGAGTTCTTTTGTATCGCTTGCGATTTGCCGATAAGTACTACAATGACCTAACAAATGAATGGCAAGACACACCACATAATTGTATCGTGCTATATGAGGAAAGCGGCAAACTGATAACGACCACAAACACGGATTGGAAAACCTCATTAAGATTTGAGCAAAGAGAGGGAATAAATGTTGTACTACCAACAAACAAAACGGGTGACGTGGTATTTGAGTTCTTGCGACCATATACCGCAATGAAAACTGTTGTGAAAGTAGAAAAGAGGAACGGTTTATTTGAAGAGCGATGGGAGGAGAAAACAAGAACAACAGAAGGTTGTAACATAATCACGGACTATCAGGCAACGATATATGGTTTGAGTCAAAAGAATAATGGTGATGATTCAGAAACGGTATATGAAAACACCCTATCAGATAACCGATTCATAGAGGAAAAAGAATCTATTGAACTGAATGTTTGCACCTATGATGGAAAGGCAACGAGTTATTCAGCACCTTACTTCTACTCACAAGAAAGAGGGGCGGAAATGGTATCAAATTTTGATTATGGCCTTTATCTTGCAACACCCGAGGAGAATCTAATAACACGAGCAATAAACCAATATCAAAGCCCGCAACTAAAGATGGAAATCACTCTAAATAAAAAGATTGATTTCAACTCTATAATAACAAGCAGTTGGTTTCCTGATAAGAAGTTCATAATTACCTCATACACGCAAGAGCCTCAACAAATGAATTATACTTATAACTTTGTAGAATTGAAGGATATAACCACCTTTCAACCAATCGTGAAGAAGGACAAGAACAGAAATCAAAAACGCAATGGGGATTTGATTTATCATGAAGACAATAATCCGCGACATGTTAGAACAACCTTCAATTCTGATATTATCAATATCAAACCAACCAACTTCACCTTAAATAAAGGCCACATTATTATGACACTATGAAATTAAATCCTTACAAACTAATTCATTTCTTCATCGATAAGAACACAGGCATGCTCAAAGCACATTTGCCTGATGTAATTCAACATGAAGTGAGCATTGAGATAGATGAATACCAACTAAGCATAACAATCAAATAACAATAGAACAATGGCAGAATATAACATCGGCAAAGTGATTCCCCAATTCAAGGGTCGCTATAACAATAAAGAGACTTATGAGGATTTGGACGTTGTCGCACATGAGAATAAAACGTTCATCTCACTCGTGAACAACAACAAGGAAACACCAAGTGAAGAATCGACCAAATGGAGATTGCTTTGTGATAGTACAAACAATCAGTTATTAGAAAATAATCTCGGAACGTTTGCAGCAGCACTTGAACTAATCGGCCAACGTCTTCAACAGCTTAGCGAGAAAGTCGATGAGAATAAACGTGATATATTTGAATCCACTACATTGGTGCGTGATTCAATCAACAGCAGCGCATTTGTCCGTTCCAAACTCCAAGAAGTGAATCAACGTCTTACAGCGATTGAAAGCAAACTAAAATAATTATGTTTAATACCAAAACCTATGAACTTCCTTGACCTGAACAAAGACAATAAATTTGATACAAAGGACGGGCAAATTATATTGGCTTATACCTTTGCAGCAGTAGGCATTTTCCTATTGGTAGCAGCTTTCTTCTTTCCTCCTCTTGCAATCATCGATATAAGCATTCAGAGCGCAGCAGGTCTCTTATTTAGCTTCTGTGCTGCCATCTTAGGTATCGATTATCACTACACGCATTTACTAAGTCAAACGCTTTCCAATATCAAAAAGAAGAAAGAAGAAGAAGAATGAATACTTTTTATTTGTCATGATAAGAGCAGATGAGATAATATCTTGTCTGTTCTTTTGTTTGTTCCCAATGTTACCTTGCAAGGATAAAGCGTTTATTTGACGTGTGAGCGTGTTTCTTGTTGTTGGTGGTATGTTGTACTGCAATGAAAGGGATAAGGCAGCAGGAAGGAATTAAATGAGGGAATTGAAGGTTGTGAGAGGTTGAAATCAGGGGGGGGGAGGGTCGATTTTTGAGGAAAAGGCTTGAAATCCCGCCCCCTCCTCATTTATTTTGCACGGGAAATTTTTGAAAGTAATTTTCCATTGGAAAATAATGCCATTTTGCAAGATTAGAGATTGCAAAAGGGATATATATGTAATACTTATTAACGATGATACATTGAAATTCTGTGTACAGATTTTGCCACCTAAAAATAACCGATTAACTTTGCAGAAACAGATTTCTATACACCGCTAAAAACGAGCGTTGAAGAAAATCACTTAACAGTCTCAGAATGAGATTGATATAAGATTTGAGTCCCCACTTTCGGCGAAAAGTGGGGAAGTTTTATTCTATATCAAAGCGACGACACAATGCTTCCGCACACAAGGAAACCACAAGCCCACATATACGCCTACTCTGCTCTCGGGAAAAAACGAAGCCTATTAAGATTTTAAGTTCTTAGGATTTGCCCAACAAAATCAGACAGACTACTTTTGCACCGATTAAACCAATGATTGACTCCATAAGCACAGTGCCTCATCGCTTCACCAATGTACAGAACGTCTTATCTACTATTTTTCCAAACATGTTCCGGCAGATGAAAACATTCTTCTCTCTCCTTTTCTCTTCCCTACTTCTTTTTTCTTGCGGAGTCGACGAACCCCGGCGTCCACAAGACGCTCTGCACGCCGCCGCCGAAGCCTATCCACTCGTGACAGAAACGCAAAACGACGATTTCAGTCCCGTCGTATGGCGTGTGCCTTTGATCCCGCGACAACTCCTCACCGCCACCCAAGATAGTTCTCGGTGGTTGAAACTCCCTCCGACCGAAAAAAACATGGTGAGTTTCGATATTTGGACAGAAGGCGAGACGGTGAATCCTCATCAGCGGCAAAAAGCGACTTTCGTCAAGGAGTTTCAAACAGCGACAAACGCCGAATTCCGCACAACGCCCATACTGTGCGGCATCAAACAGCTGAATGTCTATGGAGTAACCGACGAGAAGAGTGTGCTGCTCAACCACAACGTGCGCATCCACCTCCCCGCCTTCATCAAACTCCCTCTCCGTTTTGAATACGAAGGTGTGGAAGGTTGCCATATCATTTGTGTCAGCGACAGCATTTCGCACAGTGGCGATCAAACCATTGAACAAGCCAACGAGGGGGCATTGGGCGAACTACGCCCTACACTGCGCTTTCATTTGCCGAAGACCTTGGCCGAGCAATTCACCTCCCTAAAAGTAGAATTCGAATTGATCAACCGGCAAAAACTATCTGCCCTGATCGCACCCACTCAGCTATTCTAACCCCGCCTTTCCTCGCCCCAAAGTCCATCGCCCCTTCCGCCCCCAGTTGAGCATCCGCAAAAGCGAACTCACATCCCCGAGAAACGGCGTGACAATCCGCCCTCAACCTAAGCAAGCCCCTTCCGTTTTCGTGAACCCCGGCGACACGATCAGCGGAAGGGGCTTGCTTTGCGCAAAAAAATCCGCAATGCCAATGAAGGGCATTGCGGATGGTGAAATGGGATCGCGTTGAAAGTTGGCGAACCACAAGAGTTTGAAGAAGAAAACACACCCGACTGCGGCGAACGCAACGATCGCACACTTCAAAACTGACGTTCGACCACAGCGCGGGCGTGTTATAGAGCAGCACAACTGCGGGAGTTCACCGCCGAGTAGCGGCGATGCGTCCCCAAGACGTTAGTGTCCTGCAGTGGGCACGGTGGGTTGGAGCGGATAGAGGCGAGCGTTGCTCACTGTCGTTTCGCCTTTTTTCGAATAGAACTGCACCGAGGTGTAAGGGACGGTGGGGAAGACGAGATTCGTCATGGCAATGCGGCCGCCGTCGACGAAAATCTCGACCGAACACTTGTCGACAAAGACATCGAAGTGATAAGTCTTGCCCTCACAGAGGTCTAACGGCGCCCATGTGCCGAGTGCAAAATCATTGACGTAGTTAACCGAATTGGCCTTGCGGAAGGTTTTGCCTTTGGCTCCGCCGTAGACTTGCTTGTC